GTAAAACTTATAATTATTGTTATTTGTTTTATTTTAGTGTTAACCCAAGCGACCCACAACCACGCGAATGGTTGAAGAAGCTAAGTCAACAGTACCAGCAGATTCGTTCTGGAGGCGGACAGTCACTGTGTCAGCAGCACTGACATAAGCAGTAGCTGTAACGCCAGCCAAGCTAACGCCCAACGAAACACCAAGCACCATGTCGCCCAAAGCAACACCGGGAACAGTGATTGTGTCAGAAGTACCAGCGCCATCGGACAATGAATCGGGATTCAAAGTACCAGTAGCTTTCCACATTTCAGAGAACATGCCCTGAAATTGTTTAGTACCACGCTCAACCACAACAGAGGTAGCAGCAGCCATGATTTATTTCCTTTTTATAGTCTAATTGATTTAAGATAACGAGAAAGGCCCCGGAGGGCCAATCTAGTTCAATTAGGCAGGAACAACCAGAGCAACAGCACCGTCATCGCGCAACTCAGCCACGCCGTACAATGTATCAGCAGTGAACAAGTTAGCCAAGAATTGCTGTTGGTATTGAGTTTGCGAACGCACACCCATCTGTTCCACCAACACGAAGGCATCACGGTGGCCCATCAAGCACACACGGGCTGATTGAGCAGTACCTGAACCATCGTTAGCATCGTTAGGGGTATCAGCGTTGCTAGACACAAACACAGACACGCCATACAGGCTACCAACTTCACCGTTACGGATGGTGTTGCCTTGACCAGCTTCACCAACGAAGGCTTGCTCAGTGTAACGGCTCAAACCCATCAAGGTGTTACGGCTTGAAGGAGGAATGATGAAGAAACGGTTGTCCATGGGGGTGTCCACATCGTCCAAACGCTGAATGGTGCGACGGATAGCAGCATCAGTCAAAGCAGCTTGGTTGTCAGTGGTGTAGTCATAAGCAGTAGTACCGTCAGAACCGATGTAAGCACCAGCGTAACGAGCACCAGCACCGCTGTTAACAGTACGACCCAACTGGATGATGTCAGAGTCAACTTGCTTGCCCAAAGCGTAACCAGCGTCTTCAGTGTAGAAAGAACGCAAAGAAGTCAAAGCTTGAGTAGCAACGATGTCTTCGATCAAACGGCTGTATTCGTAGTGTTTGTTGATGTACACTGGAATGTCAGAGTCCACATTGGCGATCAAGGTCACTGCGTTAGCAGCAGTCTTGGCAGAGGCAGAACCACGGGTTGGGCTAGGAATGTGAACTGTGTCACCTTTCTTGCCACGGTGAGACATTTTCTTGATGAGGTTAGCTGCAACCAAGTTTTTCTTGTATGCGGCAACGATCTCATCAGACCAAATCTCTGGGATAAACGCATCAGCGTTGGTAGTTGTAACAGCATTGGTTGCTGCAAAAGTAGCGGCCATTTTTAAAGCTCCTAATAATTATAATAAATATTACTTAACGCGACCTTCTTGATATGCTCTCATAATGTCGTCAGACAGAGCTTCATATCGAGCAGGGTCAGTCATACGAAGACGGATTAGATCAGCCCGTCGATAAACTTTCTTAGATGACTCTCCTGTACCGCCTACATCAACAGCTGCACTCTTCAAAGCACTTTGACGGGCAGCTTCTCCAGCCGCTTTGTTCTCTTGTGCTTTTACAGACTTGATCTGTTTAAATGTAGACAACAACTCATTGGCACTGTCGTAATCAAATTCAGCGTCTGCCTTAGCGTACAAGCCCATGCGAACGGGTGAAGATTTTACCCAGTTAACAAACTCTGGATCTTGTACTACTTGTGTGAAATCAGGGTGATCTGAGTTCAACTTCTGCTGAATCTGCATCTTCTTGAATGCTAAAGCTGCTTCACGCGCCGCGATAACATCAGGGTGAGCTGACAGTTCTTTCTGAATTGCTTTCTTGGGGTCTTCAAAGAAGTCAATTTCAGGCTCTTGCTGTTCAATAGGTTGAGACTTAGATGCGAGACTTTGTTTCAGGAGTTCATCGGCTAACTTACGAACCTCACCAACCTCTTGAGCTTGCTTTCCAATGAGCTTTTCAGCCTCTTGGTGCATCTTAATGATGTCTTCTGCTGTCTTGCCCTTGTATTTCTCGGGGACTTCAAAAGATGGTTGTTGCTGTGGTTCAGGGGTTGTCTGTTGTTGTTGTTGTTCAACAGCATCCAGTTCACTACCTGAGCCTAACTCTTCGTTATCATCTACTAACATATTGAATTTCCTTTCCTGCCGGGTATAACGGTTCTAGGAGTATTTAAAAATAGAAACTACTTCTCGGCGTATAAATGCTTATGAGTTTTGTTTTCTCTCTTGTACGAGCTTTTCAGCCCGTTTGCGCTCCCATGCGTCATAGGCACTTGGAAAAGAGCCTGTAATGCCTTCTAACTTCATCATGGGGGCAGAGACTGTTCGTTTAGCCTCGGAACCACACTCCTTGCAGAGTATTGTGTATTCCTCAGAGTCCACTAAAGCCTCGGTTTTATGGGAATTCTCACAAAGGAAATCAAAGAATCTACGAGCCATAGTTAAATGTCTCCCGATTCATGTTGAAGATCTTCGTAAGTCTTCTCATATGAGCTTTTCAGCCCTAAAAGCCAATTCAAGATGTCAAGCTGTCCTTTACGGAAATAAAGTTCTTGTGTGTCCGCGACAGTTGACAGATCGTTATAACTGGTTTTAACCTTTTGAATGTCCTCCATGAAGTCTTTCCACCCTAGGGTAGCCATCATCGAGAACGCTTCTTCATAAAATTTCTGTAGTTCTTTGTCCATAAGGAGAAC